TAAAATTGTTAAAAATATTTTCATATTAAATTATTTTAAATTTTCAAACTTAAATATTATTGACTCAAAACCTTTTGATACATCAATCTTTTCTATTTCTATTCTATAAATTCTTTTATCATTGAAAATATATTTCTTTTGCAATATATCTATAAATGGTTTCAAAATATTATCTATATCTGCATTTTTACTTGAAAGTTGTATTTGAATAATAAGTTTCAATTTACCATCTGGTATAAATATTTCTTTTGGAAGAAGTGTAAAACAATCTTTTTCGTATTGTTTATATTCTTCTGTTTTAAACCTTTTTCCGCACCACGCTTGATTTACGCTTAATGGTTTTATTTGTAGAACTATTTGTTTGTTTTCCACCAATGGGCAAGTGAAATGGACACTTTTTTTCTTCTGTACAAGAGACATAGTATTTAAATTCTATTGGTGATTCTTTATCTTCACATTTTAAACAGTGACGATCTAAAAAGTTTAAATCTTCGAGAGTCCAGCCTCCAAATAAATGAATAATATAGTCTGATATTTTCATAAGGTAACTTTTAATTTATTTTCTAAATGTTTTTTTATTTGAAACCAATTTTCTTTTGGACAATCTTTTTCTATTTGACCACGTCCTCTTGTAATTGCCCAAAGAATAGACCAATCTTTTGCTTCTCTAAAAATAGTTCCATTATTTCCTCTATGATGGTATTTACAAAGAGGAACTATTGCGTATGATTTATCTAATTGACGACCTCCATATATAATTGCATGATTCCATTCCACATCTATACCTCCACAATATGGAACACAACAAACTTCCATAAAATCATCAGTCATCAAATTGTTCTTCGCTTTTTTGCTTATTTGTCGCATATTTTGCTGATTCTATAAACTTTTTACATACTGGACTAATCATTAGTACAGTTGTAATTTTGCAATTTTTACAAAATCTAAATTTTGTCTTTTTTTGTTGTTTTTGAAACATATTCATTTCTTACTTTTTTCATTATTTCACTTATTTCTTCTTTACTTTTACCTGTAAATCTACTTTTTACTGAATTATTTCCCATCAATTTATATAATTCTTTACTTCTTGGTGATTTTTTATGTGATAATCTACCCATTTCTTGTGCATATTTATTCTTCATATTTCAATTTTTATAGGATCAGGTATAACAATTCCCATTTCTGCCATTTTAATAATTATCGAATCACAGTATAGTTTAAATTGTGACGTGTCCATTTCACTGCTTCTTATTTTTATCTTTACTTTTTTATTTCCAAAATCTTTAAATGTAAATGGTGCAAATTCTTCTAAAAATACTTCGTGCATCTCATTTATTGTATAACCAAGTTCTTTTGCTGAAAGTGGTAAAATTACACTCCAATAATATCCATTTTGATTTCCATCTTCATCAGCTCGCCCAGTACTTCTTATCTTTCTTTTTTTTCGTACAATAATTTCAACCATCTTACCTTCAAATTGACCAACCCACAAAGTAAATTGCTCTCGTTGTTCAACAATAGGTTTTCCTTTTTCGACTTTTGCAAGAAATATTGGAGTCATATAATTTTACCAAGGAATTTCATCAGCACTAATTGGTTTTTCTGTGTTTTGTGTTTGATTTTTATCTACAATAGGAAATACTTGTGCTTCAAGTCCAATAGCTGGTATTTCAATTATTCGTGATACCGTTCCATCTTGTTTTGTAAATTCAGTCATAGTACCGACATTCTGCCAAAATGTTTTTTCTACTCCGTCTTTTGTGTATTTTTTTGGTCGTGAGATATTATATTTTTGCATATTATACTTTTAAAATTTCAATGGCTTTATTTAGAAACGAAATTGCTTCTTTTAACTTTTCTTTTGCTTCTTCTGTCTTTAGTTTTGGTACTTCTAAACATCCAAGTTCTACTGCATAAGCAATAAGTTTTTCTCTGTCTGGTGCTTTTTCCGCTTCTTTCTTTTGTTTCTCTTCTTGTGCAATTCGTTCTTTTTCAATACGTTGCTTTTCTGCATTTTCTGCTTCAATTTTCTCTCTGGCTTCTGCCTCAACTCTTGCTTTTTCTGCAAGTTTTTTACGTTCATCTTCTGCCTTTTTTCTTTCAATCGCAATTTCCTTCTCTCTGGCTTCTGCCTGTTTTTTTAACTCTTCATTTTCGAGTCGTATTCTTTCTTGTTCTTTTCTATTTTCTTCTTCAGCTCGCAGACGTTCTTCTTCGGCTTTTCGTTCTGCTTCGAGTCGTGCCTCAAATGCTACTTTTGAGCTTGCAAGTAACTCATTAAAACCAGCGTCGCTCATTTCTTTCAAATTATAAAGTTTTACGTCAGATACATATTGTGCAAGTTGTTTTTGTCTTTCTTCATTCAACTTTTCTTTTTTAGCTTGTTCAATAAGTTCAAAGTGTTTTTCTATCTTTTCAAGTTCTTCTTCTTTACCAAGAGCAGAAAAGTTTTGTGCGTTCTTCCAAGCGTCTACAAATCGTCCGCCTGCAAGATAATAAGCTTTTGCTGTTTTATGTATATCAGCTGTACCAGAACGTACTTTAACATATTTTAACCGAAGCTCTCTTGCTTTCTTTAATGTTTCTTGTTCTAACGGCAAAGTAATAACTGTGTTATATTCTTTTTCCAATTCTACCATTTTTTCTAGCATTGGAGTAAACACGGCTTCAATCTTTTGTGCTTCGGTTTTTTCAAGACCAAACTCTTGTGGGTTGATAACTATAATTTCATTCATACTAAAAACTTAATTTTAAAATTATTTCGTTTACTTCCTCTAAAGTTTTTCGTTGATACTCAAGATAAGTTTCAATATCTTCTATAAGATTTTCTCGTTTCAATGTGAGATAGAAAAATTGTTTTATTGAAAGACGGGGATCATAAAAACAAAAATATAATATTTCTAATTTTGGATTGACAATAAAATACTGAAGTGCTTGAAATTCATATTCTCCTGGTAATTCATTTGTAATCAAAGCTTCAATATGTCTAGCAGAAGATAAACATTTTACTTCAACAGCTTCACTCTCTCCAATAAATCCATCAGGTGATATTGCAATATTTTCATTATCTTCTCGTTGCCATAATACAAGACTTTTATCAACTTCTTTTTTTGTTTCTTTTTCAAATATTTCAATAGCTTCTTCTTCCAGTCTATGTCCTCGATCCATTGGATTTTCTCCTGTTGCTGGTAAAGCAAGTTTTTCAGCAATAAGTTCGTAAAATCCTATTTTTTTACCAGTTCCACGCTTCACGACTATATCATTCAATCGTGAACCAGTAATTTTACCTTTTCGTGCTTCTAGCCACTCTTCTTGTGTGTCAAATTTTTGAATTATCATATTTAGTTTATTATTTCTGGATATTTTCTTTTTTTACCTTCTTCCATTAACTTTCTAGCATTGGTTTGTACAACTTTTCCGTCAAATTCTTTTGCTATATCTTCAACTTCTTCTTTAGAAAGCTCTATGGCTTCAGATTTTGAGTTCTGAGAGATTTTTTCTTCATTTTCGATAACTTGTCCGTCTATGGATTTTTGAAGCTCTAAAATTGATTTTAAAGAGGTTTTTAAATTTTCAAATTCTGTTTTTGCTTCTGGCGGAAGAGATATCCAGATAGTTTTTAATTCTTCAAGTGTTTTTGCAGATTTTAACTTTTCTTCAAATTCTTGTAAATTTACAGATTTTTTTGTAACTTGTTCTGTTTGTTGAAATTCTTCTTCAACATAAGCTTTTGATAATTCTTCTGGACAAGCCATGCGTAGTGCGTGCATTTCACAAACTTTTGCAATCATTGTTCTTGGCTTTGTGTCCCACAAACTAGGATATCCATTTTTTCTTTTTTTATAATATTCATCAAAGAATGCAGTTGCTGAATATTCCCCAACATATTCGTTCACCCTTCTTTTTACTGTCATCGTACAAGATATAATTTTCCCATCTTTTTCTTCATAAACAGGTGCAAGTTTCCCTACAATTCCACTTCTCATTCCTACTTTTCGTGCCCAATCAATTGAAGTTATAAGAGTATAACTATCTTTGAATGGAATTGCATAAATATCTTTTTCAAGAAAATTCTGAATTGAAAATCCTCGAATCATTCCTTCAAGCATTGCACGCTTCGCTGATTCAGCGTTCAATCCTTTGAAAGTAGTTGCAAGTAAAGTATTAAGTGTACTTGGATCAGAAACTTGTGTATTAATCTCACTTTTAAACTGTTCAATTTGTGTCATATTTTATAAGTTATTATCTAACCATGTTTCAATATCTATATCCTCACAAAACTCTTCATCATCACCCTCATCATCATCTTGTAAATTTAATTCTATCTCGTCAAATCCTGGTGGATAATTATTCATACAATTCTTGATTGTTTTCTCATATTTCGGAGAAAGAGAAATGGTCGAATGTTACCTATTATTTTTTTCATAGTATATAAATTATTTAATAAACACCTCTAGTGGAAAAGGGGAGTACATCAGCTTGTCAGTGATGACCACCCTTTCCTAACCTTTGGTTTATTGACAAGAGCTACTTAGCTTTCCTCGTCTTACATATATACTATAACATACTTACACACGTTTGTCAATAGTGGAAATAGGCTACTATGTGGATATCTTTTTATTTCATATTTACATACTTTGCCCCACATTGTGGACAGTTACATAGTTCTGCTCCATCTTCATCAATCAAATATACTTGGTTGCTCTGGCAAAATTGGCAGGTCATATTTATTTTGAGTTATTTCGACATCGAGGTTTGTATCGTCATAGGATAAATATTCGGTGTCGTATGAATAATAAGTAAACTTTTTTCCATCTTTTCCTTTCAAAACTATTTTATATGGAAAGTTAGGTTTTGAATGAAAGTGAATCATATAAACTTTTTATAATCTTCAACTGTTAGTCTTTGATTAAACTCAAATGCGTTATCGTACATTTTCATTATTTTGTTGAATGTTTCTAGTTCCTTTAAACTGAGTTCTTGTTTAAAAAGTCTTGCTTTCGAAGTTTCAAGCATCTTTTCTCCAAAGTACATTCCATGTTCTATTTGTGCTTTTGCTAAGTCAAAATCAAGTTTTCTAGAGTTTCGTATATTATCTTCAAGAGTCTCCATAAACAATAGTCTATACATTGCGTTTTGTTCGTCTGTTAGTTCAAGTATTTGGTGCATAAAATTATAAATAACTTTTTTCAAACATTACACCGTTGTGGAATAGCTTTAACTTTCCAGATTTACCACGAACACGATCAAGTTCAACTGAGAATATCGCTTCGTTTGTGAATGTCGCAACAGTTGACGCCTCGCTTGTTTTCTTTGGTGCTTCTGCATTCGTACAACGGTAAAGCATAAATACAACATCCGCCTCTTGGGTAATAAACGAAGAGTCACGAATATCTGTCCAGTCTGGTACTTTGTTGTCTTTGATTTTTGCTATGTGACAAATAAGAATTATGGGGATATTAAGTAAAACAGCCATGCGTTTTATTTCTCGTACAATTCCACCGATTATGAACGAAGTATTTTTGAAGTCTCGTAATGGCAAGAGAAAGTGAAGATGATCAATAACCACAAGTTTGATACCACGTTCTTTCTGGGCTTTCTGTATTGCTTCAAACATCCAAAGGTATTGCAATTCGCCACCTTGTCGGTGTAAATCAATCGGCATAAACAACGGTAGGTCTGTTGGTGCAAGTGGGCATTCGGATTTATCCATATCGTAGAATTTTTCTACAACCTCATTGTTGCCCATTTCGTATGAGAAAAATAGTGAAGCCTGTTTATTCTTTGCCATTCGATACATGATTGTTTGTGCAAAAGTCGTTTTACCTGATTTTGTTGGAGCTGAGAGTACATACAAGCGGCCATTCTCAAATCCACCAAATAAGTCATCAAGTTCACCAAATCCTGTTTTAATTGCTGGCTCTTTTTCTTTTTTCAAAAGTTCTATTGCAAGTTCCTGATAGGACTTTGTGCTTATTGGGACAACACGATCGAGTGTTACTCCCTCTTTCATTGATTTTTCAAGATATTCACTCATAAAATTATTTTTTAAGTTTTAAATTCTCTTGATACCACTCTGAAAGAATCTTATCCCACTTCTCCACAATCTTACCAAGTGACCATTCATGAATTGGTGTTGGTAGGTTCTCATAATGTATTTTAGCTATCTTCATTCGAGAGACTATTTCCGTGAAGTGTTGCTCCTGTGTATCTTCTGGGTATTCTTTGAGCGCAAGTCGCATAAGTTCTTTACCAGCCTTTAAGTGGGCAGAAGCCTTATTGTTTCCAGTTAGCTTGCAATACTCGACTGAAATCCGAGCAGGGAAACGGCCGAAAGTATTTTTCTTCTTTGGGTTATCCTCTGAGTCATATGTGACTTCTCCGTCGTTCAATTCTTCGTAGTTCATAGATTTAAATGTTACTGTCGATAAGCCGTTAGGCGAATCGACTATATTGTCTTTTGTATATATTGTCTTTTGTGTGTTAAAGGGGTTTAAGTACCTTGGAGGGCTACGTTTAAGTACTTGTAGGGGTTTAAGTACCCATTGATCATAGT